AATGGTATTGAGGAAGCCAAGAACAACGGCGAAGCTCAGATCATTGACCTGCTGGAAGGCAAGATCTTCCAGACGCAGGAAACCATCATCGAGAACATGAACACCATGTTGTTCGGGAACGGCACTGGCAACAGCAGCAAGGACATGCTCGGTTTGAGCGCCTTGGTTGGTTCCACGGGTTCTCCTGGTGGCATTGACGCCACCGATGGGGACAACTCGTGGTGGCGTTCAGCGGTAACCAATCAGGGCGGTGCAATCACCATCGCTGCGATGGCTACCCTGTACAACAACTGTTCGGTTGGTAACGACCAGCCGACTATCGGCATTACGGGTCAGAACCAGTACGAGGCTTACGAGGCTCTGCTCACCGATCAGATCCGCTACACCGATACCGACATGGCTGATGGTGGCTTCCAGAACCTTTTGTTCAAGGGCTGCCCACTCACCTTTGACGGCACGCTGGCAGGCGAGGGGAAGTTGTACTTCCTCAACACCAAGTACCTCCAGCTGGTTGCCCATAGCGACGTTTGGTTCAAGCCGACGCCGTTCGTGCGACCGACCAACCAGGATGCTGTCTTCTCGCAGTTGCTTTGCTACGGCGAGTTGACCACTTCCAACCGTGCCCGCCAGGGCTACATGTACGGGATTACGCCTGCGTAAGACCGTCTGTCTGACTTACTAGGAGCATGATGGGACGAGGTTTCGCATACGCGCACAAGGTAGGGCAGCGCCCGTACGGGCAGCCCGCCGAGGGTTTCCGCGACGTATCTCCACGGCCACAAACCGTGGGTACGTCGAGAAACATTCAACGCGTCCAGCGTATTTCCATCCCTTCCGACGTTCCTGAGGTCAGCAAGTGCAGTTCGCTGACTCGTAGCGGGGCACCCTGTAAGGGGCGCCCCGTTACGGGCAGCGACCTGTGCGTCTTTCACACTCCGAAGGAGTAGCGGGTGGACATTTCCACCATGCGCTCGTATATCCGCTCTGTGGTGGATATTGATTCGTCTGACATTTCGGACGACACCCTGAACCGTTTCTTGGGCGAGGGGTACGACAAGATCGTCTATTCGGAGAAGCGTTGGCCGTTCTACGAGGTGGCGACGACGTTCGATACCGTTGCTGACCAGAAGGATTACACGTTGGCTGCGGTCGGCACGTCGGTGACGAACGGTTTGCGTGAGATCGCGGCGTTGCGTACCGACAACCATGTTGTGTCCTATGTGGGGCGCGATTCGGGCGATGTCGTGTATCCGTTGGATACGAACACGACAGGTGACGCCTGGTGGTGGTCGTTCTGGGCTGATTCGGTTCGCCTGTATCCGACCCCAGGCTCTGTCTATACGGTGTATGTGCGCGGTTATCAGGATCCGTCATCGTTTGGCGCTGGTTCGTCGGATGCGACGGAACCAGCGGATCTACCTGCCCCGTTTCACATTCTGGTCGCTACCTACGGGATTGCCCGCGCTTACGAGCAGCAGGAAGACCCTGGGATGGCTGCACAGTATTTCGCCCTGTTTGAGGGCGAGCTGGACAATCTGAAGGACAGGTATGTGGACATGCCTGCGCCTCAGCCGATCATGTTGAACAGCCGCACCGCTTCGCGGTGGCGTTCGCAGACCATCTTGCCGAACCGTCTTCGTTACTCCTGGGAGTAGCAGATGGTCCGTGGCGCTGGCGCGCGAGGCAGCGGGTTTCGCCTTACTGCGCTCGAATCTTTCTCTGGTGGCTTGAATCTGCGGTCGGACCAGTTCAATCTGGCCCCCAATGAGTCGCCTGACTTGTTGAATGTGGTGGTGGACCCCAGGGGTGGGGTTCGGATGCGTGACGGCGTGGACCGTAGGAACACGACGGCCCTGTCGGCTGACGTGAAGGGCATGTGGGGGTTCCACACGGGCAGCGGCACGAACGCTGTGATGGTGAACTATGGGACGAAGGTTGCCCATTCCGCTAGCGCCAATTTTACTGATTTGACGGGCATTACGGCCCGTACGGCTGGTTCGCGTGTGTACGGGATGACGATGAACGATGTGGCTTACGGGGTGTCGTATGACAAGCCGTCGTTCAGGTGGAACGGGTCGGCTGCCGCCGATTTGGGCACCACGTTTGATGGGACGACAGGAAACTTTCCGCAAGCCCAGTATGTGGCGTTCTGGAATAACTTTGCGTGGGCTGCGAACACGTATGAGGGGTCTACGGCACACAAGTCGAGGGTTCGTTGGTCTAACGCGAATGAGCCTGAGAAGTGGGGTGTTGAGGGGTCCGCTAGTCCCGATTCGGACTATGTGGATATTGATTTAGGGGAGCACGGCGACTACATCACAGGCATGGCCGCTTTCGGTGACCGCTTGTTGGTGTTCAAGTCGAACTCGACGTATGCGATCTTCGGCTATGACTCTGATTCGTTCCAGGTGCAGTTGCAGTCCGCGTCGGTGGGGATGATTCCTTTGTCGTCGCCTGCGGTCACCCCGAACGGGGTGTTCTTCTGGTCCGCCGAAGAAGGCGTCTACCTGTACAACGGGCAACAGTTTGTTTACTTGTTCTCGAAGTTGCAGCCCGCCATTGATGATGGGCGGATCACATTCGTGAATCCGCCCCAGTTGGCGTGGGGCGACAACAAGCTGTTTGTGTCTTTGGACTGGACGGTGGAGGGGGTTACGGCGAGGCGGACGCTGATTTACGATCCGACGATTGGCGAGGGCGGCGCCTGGACGATGACCGACATTGACGCTGGGCCGATGACGGCGTACCGCCCCCCGAACGAACGCGCATCGGTGTTGGCGGGTTGTGTCGCCAACACGGGGTGTGTTGTCGATGTTGAGGACGAGCAGAACCGCAACTCTGACCGTTATACGGGGTCCACGGAGACGCATATTGCGTCGCATTTCGTTACGCCGTGGTTGACGGGCAACGATCCGATTACGAAGAAACGGTGGGGGAAGCCCAGGTTTATTACCTTGGCGCAGGACACGATCACGATGCCTGTCGAGGTGTACAAGAACTATGACAAGTCGTCGCAGACGACGACGTTTGACGTGAATGTGACGGGCAGGACTTCCGATTCGTTGTGGAACACGGCGAAGTGGAATGACGCCGACCCTGATTCGGATTATTACGCCGCATGGGACGCCATTTCGAGGGATCTAGTCGCAGACGTGGTGCGGTTGCCCACACTTGGGACAGCCCTCAGTATTAGTTTGAAGGTCAACGGCCCGTCTACGAACAACCACTGGGAGGTGAACGCTATGGCGTTCACTTACAATCCAAGGAGATTGCGCTAAATGGCGACGCTGGCCGTCACGAACGATTTTTCGGCGGGTACCACGATTGTGGCTGCCGACATGAACACGAACTTCTCGGACGTTGAGACGTTCGTGAACTCGTCCCCTGGGTTGGTGCAGAACACCCTGGTGGACGCTAAGGGCGATTTGTTGGCTGCTTCGGCTGATAACACGATTACCCGTTTGGCTGTGGGCACCAACACTTACGTGTTGACTGCCGATTCGTCGGAGGCCACGGGTATGAAGTGGGCTGCGGCTACAGCGGGGACGGTTACGTCGGTTACTGGGACAGCCCCGATTGTGTCGTCTGGTGGGACAACGCCCGCTATTTCAGTGACGACCAATGATGCCCAGCTTGTTCTGAACAACACCATCTTCAACTAAGGAAAGACAATGGCAACATATTCCAAGCAACTGCTGTCTGGCGGCACTAACGGCAAGAACGTCAAGGTTGTTGCCACCGCTACGGCAGGAACAACCATTCATACGGCTGTGGCGGGTACTTCCGACATGGACGAGGTGTGGCTGTACGCCTGCAACACCGATTCGACGGACAGGAAACTGACGTTGGAGTTCGGCGGCGCTACGGCACCTGACGATCTCGTCGAGGTGACGATTGGCGCTGAAGCAGGCTGGGTGCTGGTGTGCCCAGGGATCCTGTTGCAGAACGGCCTGGTGGTCAAGGCGTTTGCCGCTGCGGCAAACGTGGTGGTCATCAACGGGTACGTCAACCGCATCACCGCCTAGCAAATGTTCCGTCAGGACCGCACCAACCCGTCTACCGCTGTTTCTAACTGGCGGGGGCGGCATGACACGCCGAAGGCGTGGCCGTCTACGGCTGTGTCTTCTTGGTTGAATGGTGGCCTGTTTGGTGCTGCGCCTATGACGGCGTTTGGTGGGATCATCACCCAATACGTCGATTCTGGTACGACGTATCGGGTGCATACGTTCCGTGGGTCAGGCAAGTTTGTGGTGTCTAGCGGTTCGGGCGAGGTTGATTATCTGATTGTCGCAGGCGGC